ATTTAATGTTATCGTCATTTAATCACCCCTCTTTACTCTATTGCAATATAATCAACATAGTATGTTCCTGTTGGCACGGTTCCTGTTGCCCCAGCTCCCATGCAGACACTCAGATAGTATGACGTTCCTGACCCATAGACGTGGGTGCAGTAGTTCTGATATGGTGTTGGTGCACCTGTCTGCCGTAGCGTTGCTATTACCTGTTTAGGTGCAAAGGTCAGTCCAAGTGGTATCTGCATCAGTGGATTCGCTTTCGTCATCTTGTATTCCACAGTGCCATAGTGTATCTTGCCGGCTCGGCTCAGTATCTCATCGATTTCCTCCCCGGCGTGTTGCATCGGATAATCGTTTTCAGTGATATCCTGCGCCAGTGTCAAATTTTCATCAGCCATTATCTCGCCCCCCTTAAAGCTGTTCTTCAACGCTCAGACCTACTGCTGAAATATCAGCACTCAGTCCGCCGTCAAAAGTAAATCCTAAATTTGTTATTGGTATGTCATAGCTGTCTGCACCGTTGGTGTAGGTCACCACGTCACCTATGTCGAAACGTGGGTCACCAAGTCTGTGGTACAATTCGGTAGTGTACCATGAAAAACCTCCTATTCTGCGCCACAGCGATTGTAGCAGTGATTCGGTCATGTATGGATTTTCAAACTCTAGCACACGTCCTTGCGTGGTATCTGTCACGCCAAGCGACAGCGTTACATCATCACTCACTTTGCAGATTATGCCCACTATCACATTCTGCCTTTCAGACAGCGTAGGCAGGTCTATTGTGTTGTTATCCAATGTTTTCACGCTCTTGCCATACCACTTTCGGACGTACTTTCCGTACCTGTCAACATACCCAAATTGACCCTGTGCAGATGCAAGGTAAGACAGCATTTGTCGCATGGTCACGTCTTTGGGCAATGAGCCGACCTTGAAATAGAAATACTTTGAGTACAGCACCTTGCCGTTCTTATCTATCAATCGCCTGCCGTTCTTGTCACGCAGTAGCCGCACCTCTGTATAATCATTGCCGTTCTGCAAGCCAAGCTGTCTGCAAATGTCGTCTTCAACGGATCTATTCCAGTTTGGCATAGGGATATGCGGCACATATGGCTTGTCCGAAAAGTACAGCCTGTCCGCCATTGTCAACTGAACACTGCCGCCTGATTTCTTTGATTTTACGCAGGTAAAACGCCCCATTGGTATCTTTTCGTCATTTGTATCAGATGAAGTTGCGTCCTTTGTATACAAACTAAAAACATACTCGTTACCAAGATACTTAGTCCCGTCGTCAACCAGCTCCGCCGTCACACTCTGAGAGCAGACAGCACCAAGCTCTATATCATCACTCAGAGAGGTTGCTTGAATGTCCGTCTGAACGTTCTGAATGCCATCATATGCCACAGGTGCTCCACTCTGAACGTCCTCTATCCACATACCCCACAAGGCTTTGTAACTCTCTATCCTGCTTGTTATCTCATTGCTTGCTATGGTGTACATATGCCCTCCTAACGTTCTGCGAATGTGACAGTACAGCTCTTGTAATACTCACCACCGTCAAGTCTGACAAGCCCCTGCGGTACATAGTCGCTTGCGTTGGCAGATATAGAATAATACTTGCCATTGTGCCAAAACTCCAGTTCTGCAAAGTCGGGTCCGTCCTCGATAAGGGATTGTATCTCGGCCGAATCTGCGACAGGAAGCATTGTCCACTTGCAAGGCAGTTTATATTTGCAGAACTTTCTTGCACCCACAAACAGACCTGTTGTATTCACTCGTCCTGAACCTGCCGTCCATTCGTAACAGTTTACAGGGCTCCAGCTATCAGGGTCAGGGTCTGTCACCCACACGCCGTTTATCTTTAGCAATGTTCCTGTCAAAATGCACTCACTCCCGTCTTACGTTTATACTGATTGTTGCTGTCCTGCATACACTTGAAAAGCACCTTGCTGTCAACTGTTCCGAAGAACACAGGATCATAAGCTTTCAGCCAATCAAGTATAGCGTTCAGCACCCTTAACACCTCGTCAAGCTTGCCGTTATCAAACATACCTTGCAGTTTGCTCAGCGGTGAAATTACCTCAGGGTCTGCTTTTGCGTTCCTGTTATCGCCCACCATTGCAAGGGTCGGTGCTGTCGCAAGTCCACCTGTGGCAAGCTTTGGTATCTCAGGTATGCTTATTGTGTCAAGGTCAAAGCCGAAGGTTTCTCCGCCTATGCCAGGCACCCAATCAGGCACATCAAAACTCAGGCTGTTAATGCCGTCGATTATCCAGTTGACCGCACTTTCAATAGCACTGGTCATTTTATTTACTGCACCGATTATTAGGTTTATAGGTGCTTTCACAACGCTGTAAAGCGTATCCCACACGCCTTTAAAGATCTTCTTTACACCCTGCCAAGCCTTTTTCCAATTGCCTGTGAAAATGCTCTTGACGAACATTATAATGCCATTGAGAATGGTCTTTACGCCTCCGAAAGCGTCTGAAAAGGTCTTTTTGAACCACTTGCCTATGCCTTTGAAAACGCCCTTGACAGCGTTAAGAAGCTTTGTGAAGATCTCCTTTATCTTTGCAATACCCTCAGATACGGCATTGTACAGACCTTGTATGATATATCCGCCCATTTCAGCCATGACCTTACTAGGGCTGTGAATACCAAAACAGTTCTTGAAGCCCTCAATAAATGGTGTAAGAACATGGTCATAAAGCCAAGTGCCTATGCCCTTGAAAGCGTCAACAATACCTGTGAAAAGCCCCTCAACGATATTACCGCCACAGTCCTGTATTTTCTCTGTAAAGTAGTCACGGATACTGAAAACAGCGTCCTTGATAAAGCCCCACAGCACCGATACCGCACCGCCTATAGCTGAGCCTATGGTCTTGAAAAGCTTTGTGGCAATACCGCTCCAATCTATTGTAGAAATGAACGTCCACAGTTTTTCGCCTATGCCCTGCCAATTCACAGTTTGCAGGAAATTTATTGCCGTATCAAGCAGACCTTTCACGCCCTCAGAGATAGTCGTTCCTGCCTTGCCCCAATCAATCTCATCAAACCAGCCGTTCACAGAAGTGCCTATGGACGAGCCAAAGCCCGACCAATCAAAGGTGGTAACGAACGAATAAAGATAGTCGATAGTAGCTTGCCATTTTGAAGCAAGGGTCTTTCCGATAAGCGACCAATTCGTTTTCTTTATACCGCCGTTAAGAAAATTAGCCGTACCCTTGCCGAAGCCTGCCCAATCGAACTTCTTCATAAAGCGGTATCCTGCGCCAAAAATTGTGTTTATACCGCCGCCGAAGCTGTCCCCAAGACCTGTCCAATCAACGCCGTTAATAAAGCTGTTCAGACCGTCTGTAAGCTTATCCACAAAGCTATTCAGCTTTTTCTGAATACCGTCCCAGTTGATGTATGCGAAAGCTCCGTTGACCTTTTCAGCCACAAGAGAGCCTACTCCTGCCCAGTCACCCGACTTAATGGCGTCTTTCATACGCTCCGCCCAATCAGGAAGCTGAACGTTGTCGCCGTTTATGGCTGAGTAATCAATGCCGCCCTCTGAACTGTCTGTATCGGACTTGCTCTGATCCGGTGCAACTCTTACAACGTCAAAGTCCGCAAGGTAAGTGTCCTGAGTTTTCTTTATCTTCTCCGCTGACTTCTGTGCCTGCTTTGTCGCCTGCAAGGACTTCTGATAGGTGGCGCCGAAAAGCTCAGAGATAAACGCCGCCACAGTTTTTGTCGCCGTCGCTACGCCCGTCATAAGCGTATTGAGATACGGCATAACTGTGTTCATTATCGGTGTGAAAGCTATGGTAAGGTTTGCTTTTATTTCGTTTAAGGACTTGGCAAATTCTTCATTGCCTGAAACAGCGTTTGCAACAGCGGAACGTATTCCTTTCAGCAAAACAAGCACGCCTGCCATTAAGAACACTCTTTTTGCCGCAGATTTGAGCGAATGAGTAAACTTGCTCAGCGGTTTTGAAGTGCTGTCGATAGTTGTTTTAAGCCTGCTGAATTTGGATTTAACTGCGTCAACAGCCTTTGAGCCTGCCGAACGCATTGTCCTAAAAGCCCCTCCAAGAGTTGACTTCACCGCCTTGCCTGCAAAGCTGACAGCTGAGCCGATACCGCTTTTTATCCTGCCTGCAACAGTCTTTATTTTCTGCACGGCACTTTCAGCAAAGCCTGCGATAATATCGTCCATTTTTGTTGTCTGCTCTGAAACGCTTTCGGCTGACTTGTTTGCCGTTTCCGCCGCTGTCTGACTTATTTTCGCAGAACTTGATTTAGTCTTGTCCTGCATTTTCTGAACTATCTTATCAGTTAGTTCATTGACCTCAGCTTCGACCTTTGTAGTGTCATACTCAGGGTCATAGTTCACCTGAACAGTTTTAGGCTTGATATTATCTGTCTGTCCTGCCGCTTCCTGCGCTTTTTTACCCAGCTTATCATACTCAGCCATTGCCTTTTCAACAGCTTCCTGCATACTCTTCTGAGCGATCTCCGACGCACTGCCAAAGCCCTCGTCTATGGCTTTAGCAGTCTTATCCATAGCGTTCTCAACAGCTTTCTCTGCCTGCTCTACTGGCTTTGAAAAGCCGTTCTGTATGCTTGCAGATATCTTGTCAAGCTGCTCCTGCACCTTGTTTTTTATCACAAGGTCAAGAGATATAACACCAACGCTTGCTCCGTCTGCCATTACTTATCACCTGCCTTTCCGAACATTCCCTTGAACAGCCTTTCAAAGTATCTCGCAGTTTCAATCTTGTCCTGCTCCGTGAACGTTTCCTTTGCTTTCTGGTTTCTGAACGCCGTCCACTCTGAGCGTATCTGCTTTTCATACCTGTCGAAATTCTTTATGATGTCCTTGTTGTCCTCGCTCCTGATACGAACGACCTGACCCAGCGGCGTATCGTGCATAAGCCCTGCAACGAGCCTGTACCAATCGCTGTAATGCAGATTTTCCTGCTCTGAGGGCAGGATATTGTACTGCTTTGCAATGGATTGTATGATAAGCTCTCGGTCATAGTCAAGATCGTACCAGCTTTCTTCAAACTTACTCTGCGTTTTCCTGCGGAAATCGAGTCTCTGTCTTTTCTGCGTCCTCGCCTGTTACCGCTGAGATAACAAGAGTGAAAAGCTGCTGATATGCCGCCCAAGGCATATTCATTGCCTCTATTTCCTTGTAGTCCTTTGGTGCGAACGCAAGCTTGAAAACCTCGTCTATCATATCAAGGTCTTTCTTTTCAGCGTTCTTGTCGCAGATGTCAAGTATCTTCTTGACAGTTTTCTGCCTGTCGTCCACAGGGTAGACCTTGTCGCCTACTCTTATCTCAGGTGTACCTGTAAGAAGCTTGCTGTCGAGTGTATACATCTTTGCCATAGTTATTATCCTTTCTGATATATAAAATTAGGAGAGCGCTTTGAACACTCCCCTGTTTTGTCTGTGTTCTTACGCTGTCGCCTCTGTAAACTCAGGCTTGCCGTCGGAAGCAAAGTCGAACGCAAGCGGTGCGACTGCTGTCGAATCTCCGCCACCCCATTCTGTTACGCTGACAACGCCCTTGATAACAAGCTTGGCTCCGCTTGGGAAGTTCCACACAAGGGTTGTGGTCGCCGCAGCTCCCGTCTTGAGTGCAAGGCTCTCGATGTAGTCATTGCCTGCGTCACCGACGTTTCTCTTGCCTGAGATACT